GTCTCTATCGTCCATGCTATCCCCCCTCGTTGAGTTCGCTCAACGGCTGACCCGATATCATTTGCCCTGGAACCTGTCCTCCGAGTCCATATACGTATGCGACCGGCGGCGCATAAATCTGTGGTTTCTGATGCGGATTGAATCCGTTTGGGACGCGTAGAAACGCGTGTCCCCAAACGGTCATCAGAGGCCCATCGTGACTCGGATCGAGCACCCAGTTGCTGGTGCCAGGAGTCCAGATGTCCCCCTCATAATAACGATAGAATCCGCCCTGCTTTTCCGCGTCCTGTCCGACGCGTTGCGCCGCAAGGCCGGCAGATGGCGAACCGGTTCCGAATACGCCTTGCAAAATCCGCGTCAACCCGCCAACGATCAGACCTGGAGCGACGCGCGTCTTTGTCGCGGGATGCTTTCTTTGTTGGCTTGCCATAATCGATCCTCTTAGATTAACCGTAGCTGATCGTACTCGTAACCGATGTGAGACTTCCGCAATTCGCTCCAGTAACCGGACTAAGGGCCACGCAAATTGCCTGCTTCAACGCGCTGCCTCCGGCCCCCACGACCGTGGTTGTCCGAGACTGCGCGGAAACGATCAAGGCGACGATGGCAACGCCAATGATCGCAAGAAAAATCGATACGCCGGAAGTGATAGCGTGATCCGACATAAGATTCCGTCCGACTAGGAAGCTCCAGCCGTCGAAAAGCTAAGACCAAGACTGCCTCCGCCCGTGATGGGACTGAGGGCTGTTCCGAGACCAGTCGAAAGTCCCGAGGCTCCGGCACCCAAAACTCCAGACGTGTTCGCATTTTTACTGACTAATACGGCGATGATAGCGACTCCTACAATCGCCATAATCACGGTTACCGCCGATGTGACAAGACTGTCCGACATATGACTCCTAGTAACTGCCCAATCCCCCGGCAGTGCTGTTCAGAATTCCGCCAATACTTGAAGCGCCCGTGACGGGCGACAACGCCGTCGAAAGCACCCCGGAAAATGCGCTTCCGCCCGCTTGCAATACGCTGCCAGTTTGCGCGGATGGGCTGACTAACAGCGCGATGATGGCTACTCCGATGATCGCCATCAGAATCGATACGATAGCCGTTCCAATTGCGCCTGCATTCATATCACACTCCTAAGCTTGAAAGCAAGCCGGACAGTCCCGCGCTTGCGGTGTTAGTTCCCTCGTTGGCCGAGGGCGTTTTGGTGCTACCCAAAGCGGCGGTAAGTTGCGTGAATACGCCGCTCTTGCTGGCGGTCAAAACCAGAGCCAATAAGATCAACACCAAAAGCGCGTCCGAAACCGGCTTGGCTCTAGGTATGTAGCCTACCACTCCCACCACGATAATCGCCAGTACCCAATAGAAGAAATTCCCCGTCCCGGAGAAGTCTCCTACCAATAACGCCAGGAACGCCTGCTCCGTGTTGCGAATCGATACCACGATGAGCAAGATTCCGATGAACAAAAGAGCGAATGGCATGGTCCTAATCGCCCTCGCAAAGTCCACTGTCATCCGCGCAAGATCCATCCGAGCAAACGCCATAGATACATCCGCCAGAGCCAATCGTAGATCCGGTGCCGATGCCTCCCAATCCCCCGGAGCCAATTCCCGAACCCGTTCCGCCCGTGCCTGAACTGCCCGTGCTTCCAGTCGAATTGCTGGTAGAAACAGTGGAACTGCCAGAGCATATCTGATTGCCCGCCGTCACGTTTCCCTGCGGACATTGCGCGTCCGTCGAGACTCCGAGGACCTGCAAATAACAAGGCAACTCTCCGCGTACGGTGATGAAGATGAAGTACGCTAAGAGCAGCCCTCCAGCGATGATGGAAGTTTGCGACATCGGAATCCTCGACCTAGCTCGATGGATAGAGCTTACCGACGGTGGCGTTCCCAAGACCTCGGAAGTAATACCCGATGATGTATCCGAGGACCAAAACCCAGATGCAATGATACCATCCGTTCGACATACGTTTTTCTCTCCCCTTTTCCGGCGTAGCCGGAAAGACTCTTACAGCTCTCTCGTGGTCTCCAACAAGACCACTTGCCAAAACCAAGCGGCAACGATCAAGAGACCCACAAAAAGAACCCAGTTTAGCGCGCTGCCCTGAGACTGAAACGGATGGGCGAACCACGCTAGAATCGAACCGAGAAAACCGCTCTGCATATCTGCTCCTGCCATCCAAAGTAAAGACGGGCAGCGTTGACGGCTGAAACGCTGCCCTCCGGCCCAACCGGCTAACCCCGGCTCCATGAGTTAGCTTGTGGGCAAGCTGCCAGCCATCGAAAGCTGTTGGATCAACGCGAAGTCCTCGACGCCAACGAGCTGATAAGCGCCGCTTGCCGCAGTCACGGCGTTAAGGATCAACTGCATGTTGCCGTACTGCGTCGTGGCGATAGGCTTCGCCCGCGATCCAAAATAGTAGCATCCGGGCGGAAGATCCGTCTGGAAAAAGTTGCGGAATTCCACCGCTAAAAGCGCTGGAGATTTCTTCCAGATGTTAGTGGTGTTTGCGCTTTGCAAAGACCAGAAATTGATGTCCGCTCCGACGCCGCGCAATCCGCCTGCCGCAGTGTTGACGTAGACCATGGCAGTTGAGAGAAAATTTCGGAAATTCGCATACTGATAACCGAAGTCGGTATTCGCTTGAATCGACGACTGAGTCGTCACCTTCAGTTCATAGATCGTGCCAAGATCCGTAACAGGCAGGATGACGCCCTGCGGACCAACGGGCAACTGATCGTAGTAATACTGGTAGACGTTGAGCAACGTATTGCTGATCGAGACCGAAGCGATGCTGCCTGCGGAATTGCCAACGAACATCGCCAACGTGGAATCGGCTCCGTTCGCAACGACGGTATTGACGCCATTCGACCCTGGCATCGATAGCAGCAATTGCGCGGTAGCGTTGACCACATTCGCGTAGATCGCGCCGCGCGTGTCCTCGTCCGAATAGGCCAGCGGAACCCAGTACCACATAGTCAGGATTCCAGTGTCGCCGGCAGGAATATTCGTCGTCGCCGTTCCAGCGACAGTCAGGCCGATTTGGTTGAGCCAATTCGACCCGTAGTTGATCGGCGAATCGAAGCCAGTACTCTTGACCCACGCCGTCCCGTACGGCCGTTTAGCCCGTACTGCATTGATCATTCCAAGATGCCAGCCATACGTTTGAAGCCTTGTCGTATTGTTGAAGTCCTGGAACTGAATCTGAGAAAGGGCGTTCCAGTTGGCAAAATCGGTCAAGTTGATCTGCACGCCGCTGCCATTGACCACAGTGTGCTGGACCTCAACCATGAAGCCCAAAATCAGACCGACGTTTCGAGGGTTGATCGTGACAAGCGGCGTGTTAGCCGGAACGATATTTCCGCTATAGAGCGGTTGCTGCATTTTCACAGCGTATTGCTTGATCGCTTGACGCGCCTGCGAATTAATCAACGCAGCTTGCTGTGCGGGAGTAAGCTTGTTTGCGGCAGACGCGCTTGCGGTTCCTGTTCCAGATGGCGACATACGTTCGTTTTCTCCTAGCCAAATAGGCCTTTGGATTTCGATTGATAGTTACCCCTGCCTAACTCGGCAAGCTTCCCAATTGCGCAGCCTGATTGACATGTTGCTGCGCAGCCGGAACCTGGCCGAAGTAAGTAAGGATGAAATGCACTCCGATGGCCGCGATAAAGACCATCAGAAATACGGTAATCCAGTTGAGAGGATGGCTGACAATCCGCCAGTTGATGACTTGCATCGTTAGCTCCCCTGTTGCTGTCGATTGGCTTGCTTTTGCTGCCAGATTCTAGCTCCGGCTCCAATCACGAAAAACGCGATGGCTACCATGAGCACGATAGTCAGCCAGTTGCTTGGCGTCCATGCGATGATTGCCGCTTCCGTTGCCATTGTCTTTCCCCCTCTCTTAAACTACTCTCTTGCGCCGATACTCCATGACCGAAAGACGGCGCGCGAACGTGTTGTGAATGACGCTCAGATCCGGCACTGGTCTAGTGACCGAGACCCGGTTCATGGCAGCGTCATAATACCATGAATGGTACGGCGGCAGCGGACTGTCGAAGTCAGCCGGAACGATTTGAGCCATCGTCTCTCTGTCTTTTCTGTGCTGAAGCCGGAACACCTGGTAGAATTCCGACTCGGAAAAAACGAACCGATTCATCCATACGGGTCTCTGACTCAGCACGATCATAGGAATGATCTTAGATCGGCCTTGCGTGAGCAGCATCTGGAAAGACCGATTGCGCGGAGAAATCATGTAGCCTTCATCTACCCAAACGCCAATATTTCCGCGCTTCCAAATCGCGCGCATCTGATGGTCCACAGCTTCATCATCAAGATCAGGCAGCGGGCGGGCTACATATACTCCTGGCTGCGTAGGCAATTCATCGAGACCAACTTCACGAATGTACGGTATCGAATCGATGGACTCATCCGCCTTGAAATTGTAAACGATCCAGGGCATGACATCGTATCTTCTATGACTCAGATGCCATTGGGCAGCCTGAGTCTTTCCGGTGCCGGTAGCTCCGACGATGGCAAGGCGATTCTGATCGCTTGGGAGACGCGGAGCGGATTGCAGTTGAGTGGTCATGATTCGTTATCGCTTCGATGGCTTCCAGCCATGCTTGATAGCGGACGCTACCCGCTCAAAACGTTCCCTTGCTTGAGAGCTTCGGAACGTCATTACTTTGCCGCTCGAAAGCTTCAACTTTCGCTTGCCGATCTTCATAGCGCTCCCGCTTCTTCTGTTACCGGCTCGAACCACGAGGGCATCGCGCTAGCGGCAGGCGCATTCGCTGGAGCGGACGGCGCGGGACTGGCAGGCGCATTCGGTCGAATCGGCGTAGGAACTTTCTGCGGCTGCTTCTTTCTCTCTTCCGCCTTGCGCATCCGGTACGCAAGCGCCCTAGTTCCGTAGATCTCTCCAATCGCAAAAGTCAGATTGATATAGGCCAGCTTCTCCGGCGAAATCAGCTTGTCGTTGAACTTGAGCGCTGCCTTCAGACATTCAGCCAGCTTTTGACCTTCTTTTACGTCGAGATCGAGTTCCTGAATTCCAGTCAGAGCCGATAGCATCGAATGAGCGGAAATCAGGATCGCGGCGAAATCGAGTTGCGCTAGCGAAGGACCAGCCGTTTCCGCTTGCTGCTTTTTCCATCCTGGCTGCCTTCCACGCCTCCGTTTTGGCGGTTCTCCGGCATCGACTCCAATGACGCTGGCGACTGGTTCGAATCCGCCGTCTCCGGGAGCGAATTCCGAGATTCGTTCAGAGGCCGATTGAGACTCTGTTGAATCGCCGTCAGTTCGCCCCTTGTCTCCGAGACTTGAGTCAGGATTTGAGTTAACTGCGGGCTGTCCATCGAACCCTGGCCTGCTATCGTCTGGACTTGCTCCGATAATCGTTCCAGCCGTAACTGACATTCTCCCACTCCTGCCAAAATTTCCTGATGCCTTGTCTCGGACAATCTTTGATGTTCACGAAGCAGCGTCATGATCGCTTGAACTTCGGCCAGTTGCAACGCCGCATCCGAGACGATAGGCGGTTCCGCAATAATTGAAATCTGCTCCTCATTCATGTGGCCGCTCCGGGAGCTTTGTCTCGATCGATTCCAGGAGCGCTGTCTTGAGCTGTTCCGAGAGCGGAAGGAAACATTCCGAGGCCGGCGTTATAATCCAGCGAAGCCGGAAGAGACTGACTCGTGACATGATCTCCATGCATCTCCAAGAGCTGATCGAGTTTCGAGTCGATAGCGGCAAGCTTAGCCTCTATCGATTCCACCTTATCGCGCAAGGCGATAGCATAACCAGGAATGGCCGCGCGCAGCTTCGGTATCTCATCCTTGAGCTGAGGCACGAACGCTTCAATAGCGGCAAGGTCTGCCGCCTTCACTCCGCACGCCATAATGACGCGTTTCACCAGCATTTCTACGCCGTCCATAATTCACCCCTTTCTAAGCCGCAAGCCACTGGCTGTTAGCCACTGGATAATTGAGCAGCAATACCAGCACTGGAGCGGGAGGCCCGCCCGTCATTCCAGCGCAAGACATTGTCATTTTTAGCGGGTTCGGCGCGCATACGGAATAGTAGCCCTGCGTCCCGCCCGGAACCGAGATCGTTTGTCCGCTTCCATCGAACGTAATCGTGAACGGATTCGTCACGCCGGATGCGTCGATAAAGACCGTCTGACAGATCTGCAACCGGCCCTTGTTAATCTCGTTGGAAAAATCGAGAAAGTAACTAGCGCTCTGCGAGAAGTCCATCGGAACGGGAACCGCTTGCGGTCCGGCTCCGGGAATCTGCGCGCCAAACACCGAGATAGCAGCGAGTTTGGAACCTTGCAAGTTAGCCATATTTCCTCAGTGACAAAGCGCCGGATTCGTAAGAGCGATGTTAGCCAGCGAACCTGGCAAGATTACATTCGAGAAAAAGAAAGCGAAGGGGGGTGATGTCACCGAAAGAATGGCCCCTCCATCGATGCCGGATGCGCCAAAACCGCCACGAAATAAGTTGGCTGTGACCAGCCTGCCCGGAGCGATGGTCAATGAGTCGCCGCCTGTGTTTATTCCGCCTAATCCGCCCGCAATCCAAGCGCCGCATATCACAGCGCTGCCAGCGGCGGTAGGATTGAAGTTCAACTGTCCTCCGATCGCGATAGTGAAATCCGACGGAAAAGAATCGAAAGTAGGAATCGTAATCGTCAGATCTCCCGATACGGCTAAAACGTATGAATCATTGACGGAACCTGCGAACAAAAACGTATTGCCGTAAGATGTGAAATCTCCTGGAACGAAGTTCATTCCTGGCAGCAAAATAATAGTGCTTCCGGGAGTCGGAGTCAAGGGCAGCATGTTGCCGGAAACAGCAGCCGCGAGATATCCCCCGACGAATGCGGGAATCGATTGGATGATGCCCACCAAAGAGTCGTTCACGCTAACGGCGTCAGCGCTGAAGGTTCCGCCTCCAATCACCGATTCGGCTCCCGCGAAACGAATCGCGCCTCCCACGGTAAGCTGATCGATAGCGGTCAGAAACGCGGAAGTCGCGATGCCCACGTCACCGCGCGGAGAACCATCGGAACAAGCCGTAGTCACCAGCCCGCCGGATATCGACTGACAGAGAATGGCGAAATTGTCAAGGGCCATCGCTGCTATTATAGTCCTAACCCCTTGCAAAGGCAAGAAAAAAGTGATAGAATCCTTGCAACGTCGATTGCCATGGTTCCGGGCGGGTCTTCCGCCCGTAGCCCGCCCGGACCTCCTCAATCGACCGTCTTGCGGCATCAAGACACATGGCATTCAGACAGCTAGATAACCGTCAGCTTCGACAGTTCCGCTCCGACGTTTCGGCGCTCAAGAAAGCGGGCGTCGTTCGTTCATCGATCAAGGTCAAGTCGGCCCTCCCTTCCAGCACATCGAACGGTCAGCGTCTTGATGAACTCGTGCGTAAGTATAAGTCAGCCACGCCAAGCGGCGGAAACGCGGCTAAAATAGTAGTCACAACTCCGACGCAAGCGAATGCCTATCGGAAGCTTGGATATGTCACCGATGCGCGCAGAGGCAGCAAGCCGGAACATGTCCTGGTTCCGATTCCTAAGGGAGCGAAAGTCACTGTAGATAAGTCCGGCGAAATCCGCGTGCATGAAGTCAATGGCATCGAGACCGTACACTTGCCCGTTCCCTATCACAATCTCACTCAGTATATCGAGGGCGTCATGTCGGACGCGAAAGCCATCAACGCAATGAAGGAACGGAACGAAGCGTTCGGGTTTCAGTTCTATGGCAATAACTCTAAGAAAGCGTTTGGCACGATTCAAGCTCTGTTCAACTACTTGACGGGTTACGAATCGGTCGAACCATTGCTTGACAAAGCTCATTCCAAAGAAGCGCGCGAGATGGTGCAGAATCTCGTAATCGTCAAGAGTCCCACAGCGGACATGTACGAGTGGACGGGAAAGGCGCGGAGAGAGAGACTTCGCAAGAGTCTTAGAGTCAATAGAACCAAGCCGGAACAACATGGCAAATGGGATAACGCAGCGCGCCGCGCAGAGTGGCCGAAGTGGAGACAGGAGCAGTATCGTGAAAAGAAACGAATGCAAGCTGCGAAGAGTCGTCAAAAAGGAAAGAAAAAATGAGAATTACCGTACTCGACCTGGAGACAGATCCATTCCGCGTCGTACGCAAGCCGGAGCCATTCGTTTCCGGTTACTTCGACGGCGATAAGTTCACGTCGATCTGGGATGACGAACCTATCAGAGTCATCGATAGAACGGTCACTATGCTGGAGCATGAGAAGCCATCCATTTGCTACTGGCATAACGGCGGCAAGTTCGACGTATTCTGCTTCATGCGTTATGTCAAAGGAAACGTCAAGATCATATCGAATCGCATAGTCAGTTGCGTCATCGCCGGTCATGAATTTCGCGATTCCTATGCCATCATGCCATTCCCTCTGCGCGCCTACAAGAAAGACGAAATCGATTACGAGATCATGGAACGCGGCAAACGAGACAAGCATCGTGAGGAGATCGTGTCTTACTTGCGTGGCGATTGCGAGTATCTGCATGAGCTAGTCACTACGTTCCATTCCGAATTCGGAAACAGGCTGACTATCGGCGGCAGTTCGATGCGGCAATTGAAAACATTTCATAGCTTCGCTACTGGCGATGTCTCCTATGATTCATCGTTGCGAACTAAGTTCTACTTCGGAGGGCGTAACCAGTGCTTCGCGACCGGACTAGTTTACGCTCCGCTCAAGGTTTACGACGTCAATAGCATGTATCCTCATGTGATGCGTTCCATGCTTCACCCGGTTTCCGTCGATTCCCTCATCTCGAATACGATCACGGATCAAACTTGCTTCGTAACGGTAAAGGGCATCAATCGCGGCGCGTTCCCGTTAAGGACTAAGACCGGTCTCGATTTCACTTGTTCGGAGGGCGTTTTCCATACCTCGATCCACGAATATCGCGCCGCTATAGATAACGGTTCGTTCGAAGGCGAAGTTATCGAGACTTACGACTGGAGCGAGACTTCGACTTTCGCTGGCTTCGTAGATCACTTTTTCGCCAAGCGAAAGGAAGCTAAGTTAGCAGGCGATATAGCTAGAGGACTGCTCTATAAGTTCACTCACAATTCGGCCTATGGAAAATTCGCCCAGAACCCGGAGAATTTTTACGACTATCAAATCACTTCCTCAGACGTAAGTTTAAACGAACCGTGTGAACATTGCCATGGGTTCAAACTCTGCCGCTCCGTACGTCCTAGCTGTCCGATGTGCAAGCGTCTGAACGGCGATGTCATACCGGACTATTGCATGTTCTGCGATGGAAGCGGACGTAAGTGGTCTTTTTCCGAAGGAACCGACTCGTATATCATATGGCAAGCGCGGCCTAGAGCGAGTTACTTCCACAATGTGGCTACAGGCGCTTCTATCACAGCTGCCGCACGGTCGGTATTGTTGCGCGGCCTGGCTCTTGTGGAGCATCCCGTATATTGCGATACGGATAGCATCATAGGCTATGGCGATTGCTCTCTGCCATTGAGCGACATAGATATAGGTTCGTGGAAAATCGAGGCCGAAGGAGACTGCATCGCGATATGCGGAAAGAAGCTATACTGTCTCTATAGCTATGCCGACAACGGCGGAGAGTCGGTTACGCTGCCTAACAAGCGGCGCGCGTGGGTAGTGAAGAAAGCCCACAAAGGCGTGCGACTGACAGGCGCGGAACTGCTTCGCATCGCGTTGGGGGAGACCGTGGAATACGCAAGTCCCGTGCCTACTCTCAAGAGAGACGGACGGGTCATTTTTCAGGAAAGGAAAATCAGGATGACCGTATGACTAGAGAATGGTACTTTATGAAACTCGAATCCATCCATGTATACGTCGAATATCGAATGAGCGGCGCTCCCGGAGAGATCCCGCGCGATAGGCTGCTACGGGCAAGAGTCAGACAATGGACTGCGGAAGGTTGGACGTTCGGCAAGGAACTGATCGCGCCGCGTCGAGTGTTCAACGTCCGCCAAGTTGAGGAAATTTGCATCGCCAAGCTGTGGCGTCGGACTCGCAAGATCATCTTCGATTACGAGGAAAGACTGGGCGGGTACAGCCGCGAAAGGGACCTGGCCGCATGACTCGAATTCGCGCGGTATTCCCCGATCATACGAACTTTTCCGTAGATACGTTCTGGGTCGAGTGCGTTTGCGGGCAGGAGTGCGAATGGCCGGTCGAATCGACTGACTACATATGTCCGCGATGCGGGCGTGCGATTTCCGTTGAATGGCCTGTATCGGTCACGATATACTAAGTCATGAAACTGCTTCGCTTTCGTTCGCCATCGCCAATAGCAGAGAGTCTGATCGGTCTCGCAGCTTGCGGACTTCTCATCGCCTGCCTTGCATTGCTCGGTCCCGGAATCCATCCTGGCATCGCTACCGTCCATGCCCAACCGAGCAACTGCTCTTTTCCGCCGATCTCCATCGCGCCGCCTACTACCACTGGTCCGCAAACGGCGTATAACAACACTGTGAACCAGTGCAGCTTCTGGAACTTCACTTACTACTCGAATACCTTCACCAGTCTCTCCATCCAACTGGAGGGCGCGCAAGACAACGGCGGCATGCCCGGTACGTGGGGCATCGTAAGCTGCACGCCGGCCCTGGGCGTAAACCCCATGACCAGCCCTATCAGCGGGTCCGTCATCTTTCAGGCCTGCTACTATCCCTGGCTGCGCGTCAACATCACCAGCGCGCTGCCCGGAGGCGTCGGGACCATCACGTACAAGGTAGCTGGCAGCGGAGGCATCACCGCCCAGCTAGGCCCTCCGGGCAGTGGAGGCGCTACAGGACCGACTGGGCCGACTGGCAGCGCCGGCACGGCAGGGGCCACAGGAGCTACCGGCCCCACTGGCTCCATTGGTCCGCAGGGGCCAGCAGGGGCTACGGGAGCTACCGGGACCGCTGGAGCCACGGGAGCCACTGGCAGCGCTGGAGCTACAGGCCCTACAGGGAGCGCTGGAGCCACTGGCAGCGCTGGGGCTACAGGCCCTACAGGGAGCGCCGGAGCCACTGGGGCCACTGGCAGCGCTGGAGCCATCGCCCCCGCTTCCATCACTACTCTATCCTCCTCTTGCTCCACCACGGGCTTGCAGGTGTTCCTCGATGCCATCTATCCATTCGCTTACTGCAATGGCTCAACTTGGCAGTACTTCTACGGCGGTCAAGCGCTTACCCCACCCGGCACTTTATCGACAACCTATGCTTGGACTAATCAGGTTTCCGCCTCGGTCAGTCAACAGACCAATGGCATCTGGACTTTCCTCTATCCAGGGAACGCTTCCACATCCCATGCGCTCAACGTCTTTGACCAAGCCACTCCGTCGCTGCCATTCACCATTGTGTTTCGGTTTCTTGCCTCGATTGCCAATGGCAACAATCAACCCACTGTCGGTATCAGTTTGAGAGAATCTGGCACTGGTAAATTATTGGTGCTGGCATTGGCAGCTTTGGGATCTGGATCTTGCCTGCTCTCTGGTACGACATCGAGTAATCTGCCTTGCTTCCAACCTCTCACTTACGCTTCTACTTCGGCTAATCCAACGGCTGTCGGATCTACTGGCTTCGCTTTCGTCGGCTCTGGCGGTACGCAACCCTTCTGCGTAAAAGTTACCGTCGCCGTTGGCGCGGCGGGGTTGATCACTCTGTCCTTCAGCACCGATAATGGATTCAGCTACACGCAACTTTATTCGGTCGCTAAGACTACCACTTTCACAGTCGGACCAGATCATGTAGGAGTGTACGGAAACTCTACGGATTTGGCGCTGACTAATAACCAGACTTTGACGCTGATTGGCGTGAATTGATTGGGAATTATATACTTGACTACCTCAAAGGAGAAAAATGACCATCACGCATGAGCGCCGAGTGCTCACAACCGGGCATTTCAAGGAGATGCCGAAGATCGTTGTACTCTGTGGTTCAACGCGCTTCTATCAGCAGTTCCAGCGGGCAAACTACGAAGAGACAATGGCTGGCAATATCGTGCTAAGTGTCGGATTCTACATGCATCGATCCGAAGCGGCCCACGGCGAGAAGTGCGGCTGCACGTCAGAACAGAAGATCACCCTCGATGAACTCCACAAGCGCAAGATTGATCTTGCCGACGAAGTGTTTGTGCTCAATGTTGGCGGCTACATCGGGGATTCAACGCGTAGCGAGATCGAGTACGCGCAAGCCCTTGGAATGCCAATACGTTACTTAGAGCCTAGGTAGTCAAGTATATGAAGAAGAAGGTTTGTTGTGCATGTGGCAGTGCCGATTTAGCCAAAGGGGTGCTTGTTTTAAATCGCCCTGCAATTCTGGCAGCATTTCCCAATCTCAGACCTCGCAGGCGCTT